CAAGAACTCAATTGAGGGTATAATTATGGATGAGGCTGATGCTTGCATTATTTGTGAAGATGAAAGATCTAGTACCGTGTATCGTGAAGGGGTTGAAAAGGAACCGCAGAAGACTGTTGTTGTCATCGAATCCCCTAGCGGCACCAAGGGTCAACGGAGAAGCAGGCCGCTACGCGTCGTACTTAAGGAGAGTGAGACTGAGCAGGAAATGTTGAGTAGCACCCAATTTGTGTATAGTGACATAATTGCTGAAGCGGTAGACACTGTTGGTTGTAGAGTTATTGCTCAGCCAGCGGATGTCCCGAATTACCCTTATGGACAGCCAAAACCCATGGAAGATCCACGAATTCCAAAAAGTCAAGGCGCTAGGAGTAGCGTCTTTCAGTCAGTTCATCGTAAAATGAATCTTGCGGCTATCGAAATTAATCTTGGTGATATTGTTTTATCAGGTTGTGTTGTTGGTCGAAATAAAGTTTTAATGTATAAGCATGTTATCAAAAGGCGTATTTTGAGATTTGGTTCTATTACAGCTACATGTGAGCGATTGGGTAAATTATTGGTTTTTGAAATTAATAAAGATTCGTATACACCGCTGTTCGACTTTTCGTACGGAGGGCGTCGCTTTCAGTGCGATTTATGCATTGTTACTGTTAACAATCCGGCCTTTTCACCTGGATCGGACATGGTAAAATTCTTCTTGACAGAAGGTAATTATGCGCGTGCTAATCATACAGATGGTTATCTGTTTGGTATGCAACATGGAATCTTGCGCGAAAATGGCGTAGGTACTTTGAAGCTTATGAATAATATTGGTTATAGTGGAAATCAAGATCATTTCTGTACCGGTAGAACTTTCGCATACAACTTTAGCACTGTTGATGGCGATTGTGGATCCGTGTTAGTAGCGGATAGCCAATATTTAGGTGCCACTGTGATCTGTGGTATGCATGTTTCAGGTGCTGAAGGCATTGGATTTACATCTATTATAACGCAAGAAATGATAATGGACGTTATTGATGCGGATACGTTTGTAACACCGGAGTGTCCTTTTGATGTCATTGACAATTTGGAATTAGATCCACTTGGTGAATTTGAAACCCAAGTGAAGTGTCAAAAGGAGGATTCGCAGTTTATGCCGCTAGGAAGCGCTTGTTTCCCTGTGGGTCGTTTAAAGAGACCACTGCGAATGCCAACGGTTGGTGACATAATACCGTCGCCATTGTTTGATTATCTGCCACATGAAATGGAACCAACGCCTCTTGTTGCAGGCGATCCGCGTTTGGATGAATACCAGCTTCCATTGCTCAAGTCAACTGAAAAGTTTGTCTTGGGTACTGGTGGTTGGAGGGAGTTCGATCGCAAGATTGTTATTGACTATCTTATTGCAACATATGTGAAGATCTATAAAGAGGATGGTGGATTTCCAGATCGATTGTTGACTGAAAGTGAGGCGATTAATGGAATACCTGGAATGGTGGAGCCACTTAATATGAGTACATCTAGTGGTTACCCTACGGAGAATTTTCGTCCGAAGGGCACATTTGGGAAAGGTTGGCTTTTTGACAACCTTGGAGTTGATGGCTTGAATGATTATCGCCCCAAGACCTATTTGCGTGAACAACTCGACATTTTGTACATTGCCATAAGAACTGGTACATATGTTGGAAATTATGTCAAGGATGTTCCTAAGGTTGAGAAGCGGAAGATTGAAAGAGTGCAGGCAGGCGAAACTCGTCTGTTTAACATTTTTAATTGTCCGAATCTTATCCTTATGAAAAGAATCATTGGTATTTTTGGTGCGGTCCAACTTAAGTACAAATGGAGAGTTAATTCTACGTTAGGCATAAATATTCATGGTTTTGATCCAACTGCCATGATTGAGAATGGGTTAATTATCGGAACCCAGTTCCTTGAAGGTGATTTTACTGGATGGGATGGAACTTTTGACGAAGCGACGATGCGATTGTGTATTGAAGTGGTTGATGGTTTTAATAACCGATTAGGTTTGTATCGTGACGCATTTACAACGCGTCTGGGGGCAAATACTGTAATGTATAGTGCACTATATCGTTTCCATATTTTTGGAGATATAGTTTATTGGATATTTACGGCAATGCCCTCTGGCAGTTATGCAACAGCTTGTTGGAATACGTTAGGACACAACGGTCGTGATCGCATGTTATGGAGAGAGAGTGTTTCGGAGAAGATCTTGAGCGCCCAGATTGTGTTAGAACGACATAATGTGAAGCAGATGTTTGTGTACCTTCCTTGTGAAGGCACTGGTGATGATCCCCACGCTGAGAATGAGGATCTGATCAAATGCTTGGTTTCACACATCGAAATGTTGTCAATGAAATCAATGGATGCACATGTGGTTAATAACAACAATGGAGATGATAAATTAGCTATGGTCGACGAAGCTGGGGCGCTGTATTTCAACGCTCCGACATTGCGTCGGCTATATGAAAAGAAAAAGATCATATACACGCCACCGGAGAAGCCGCGAGATTTTTCTGGATATGGTGATGATAACGGAATTCGAGAGCTGTGTGATGTGCAGTTTCTCAAGAGCAAATTCCGGCGAGACTTTTACTACCCGCAATTAGTGCGGATGATGATGGAGCCTAGGACCATAGAGAACCTTCCCGTTTGGATACGGAAGGGTATGAGTCCCGAACAAGCTTGTAGTGACAACATTGAAGACGCCCTACGATTTGCGTCTCATCATGGAGAGAAATATTACAATGATATGTATGAGAAATTCAGTGAAGCCTGTGACAAAGCGAAAACCGTGCAAATGCCGGTGATTAGTTTTGATGAAATGGAACACGAATTTTATCTTTCTTGTGGAGTCGTTAGAGCCATGACTACCTCATAAACATCAAATGACCTTAACTTATGTATAAGCTTTCAAAATTACGCGAACTATGCGTCCTTCTGACGTGTATTAGCATAGAGCTTAGAAACCCTGGAATTAGTTTGCTCGTAGGAGGGGGATTAAGGTTAACGTTCGCACACAACTATGTGTGTGGCACCAATTAGCAAATAAAGACGACATTATCATTTATTAATTTGGTATTGAATAATTGGAAAAAGGTTTTAAATGTAAAACGACTCCTTCCCGATGGGGCCGGTTTCCTAAATTTTCTTTCTAAGGAAATTAAATTAAATAAAATTTATAAAAAAAAAAAAAAAACACACG